GCGTGACATGACCACGAAGACAGTTGCGGTCATGATGGATGCGCTCGGCAAGGCAGCGACCATGCTTGACGTCCCGCGCAAGGGCCTGTGGCCTATGATCCCGGGCGTCACCAACGGCATGCTCGATGACTGGGATGCGCTCCACGATGAGCAGATCCAGGAGATGCAGGACCAGAGCGTCCAGCTCGCCCAGGCGACTGCGGCGCGGGCCCAGAAGGTCTCCGGCCAGCCCCAGGGCGCCCCGAAGCCGACCTCCCCCAACGGCACACAGACGAAGCCGCTGAATGGCAACTGACCCGGAAGTCCTGGCGGTGGAAAAGCTTCACCAGGCCGCCCAGGCCCGGCTCGGTTTTGCCGCCGCATTCCTGTCCCTGTCCGAGTGGCAGGCCGTCGCCCCGCTGAAGCCGGCGGAGACGGCAGCCACCTGGCTGGCCTTCTCCCTCCGGGCGATCGCCGCCGTACGCATATTGTCCCGAAAGCTGGCTGTACAGCACTACCAGCTGATCCGGGCTCTGGAGACCGGACGCACGCTCGGCGTGCCGGAAGGGTCTCCAGCCACCACGGGCAGCACCACGCTCGGTGACCTGCGGAGCAACTACCGCAAAACCGCCCTGGATATTGCCTCCCTCCCGTCGCCGCGTTCCCGCAGCGACGACCCCGACGTGCGCTGGTTCGAGGAGCAGCTTGCCTCGATCCCCCCGGACGCCCTGCCGGGCGCCATCCACCTTGACGACATCGAGGTGGACCCCCTGATCCAGGATCTCCTGGACGTGGAGGGCTCCGGGGATGCAACGACTATCCCGATCGACCGATACTCCTGGCCCAAGGATCTGACCCTGGACCAGGTGGACACGGCCTACCGCGATCTGCTCCGGCAGCAGACGCTGGATGCCGGAACCAAGGTCGATGGCCTGCGCAAGAGCCCGGACCTGTCCCCCGACGAGGCCCTGACGGCAATCGAGACGACGCACACTTCCACCGGCTCCACAGCCTCCGGAACCGTCGACTCCGCCGGCATGGCCGCCGGACGGGACGCAATCCTCGGCGCCATCAGGAACGACCGGCTCGTCCTGGCCGTGGCGCGGGGAACCGGCCCGGACCCCTGCGCATTCTGCGCCATGCTCGCCAGCCGCGGCTTCGTCTACAAGAGCGAAGCTACCGCGGGCGTAGGTGATTCAGAAGCGATAGTCAAATATCACATCCACTGCCACTGCTATCCGATTTTTCGCTACCTGAAGATCTCGGAGCTGCCCCCGCTCAATACCTACTTCCAGGAGAAGTGGTACGAGGTGACGGCCGGCCGCAGTGGCCACGATGCAGTCAAAGCCTGGCGGCGCTGGATCTATGCCCAGCGCAAAGCCAATCCCGATGCACCCCACGGGGTGCCAGTAATCAAGCCATAGTCCCAGGAGGACCAAGGAAAATATGTCTGAGCAGCAGACGCCGGGCCAGGAGCCCGCAGCAACCCCGGCAAACACCGTCGAGACCGACCCCTGGGCCGCGTTCCCGAAAGAGTTCAACTGGGTCAGGAAAGAACTGGAAGACACCCGCAAGGAAGCGGCTGAAAAGCGCGTCCTTAATAAGGACCTCCAGGACAAGCTGGCCCAGGCCAAGTCGCCGGAGGAAGTGCAGCAGGCCACTGCTGCGTATGAGACAAAGGCCCGCGACCTTGAGATCGCTCTCACCCGTGAGAAGGTGGCCCGGAAAACCGGGCTGAGCGACGACCTGGTGGAGTTCCTGACGGCAAAGTCCGAAGAAGAACTCGTTGCCCAGGCGGAGAAGCTGGCCGGACTCAAGCCGGCCGCCAATTCCGACCCTGTGGTCGTGACGGTCCAGGAGCCCCGTGGCGGGCTCGATCCCTCGCTGCAGCCGAACGACAAGAACGGCTTCGATGCGTGGGAAGAGTTCAAAAAGAACCGCCACTAGCCTTCCCCACCCCAGCGCCTCCGGGCGCTTTTTCTTTGCCCTCTGAAAGGCACACGAAATGACTTACACCCCCTCCATCAAGGTGAAGCCGGCGGTCCTCGCACAGGCCGCGGTTTCCGCCCTGCGCGACCAGCTGATCATCTCCAACACGGTCACCAAGCGCTCCGACATGACGACCTTCTTCGCATCCGTCGGCGACACCATCTCCTACCGCGTCAAAGGCACTGTTCCGGTGCGTACCTACACCGCGCGCAACGACAGGCAGCAGCCCATCATCACGGACTCCTATGCCGAGACTGTTGTCTCACTTACGATCGCGGCTGACCGCCCCTACAGTGCCATCAAGCTCACGGATGAGCAGCTGGACTGGGACTTCCAGGACGGGTGGGGAGACATCATTGAAAGTCAGACCAGCTCCCTGGCGTCCTATCTCGAACACGGCGTGCTGAACCAGATTCTCCGCGCACCGTACGAGCGCGTCATCCTCGTCAAGGACGACTCCACCGGCCTGACGGCCGCCAAGGACGCGGATGAAAGCGTCTTTTTCAATGCCATTGTCGAGGCCAAAAAGGCCCTCCGTCTGATGCGCACCCCGAACGACACGCTTTACTGCATCTGCGGTGTGGACTTTGAAGAGAAGATCATCAAGTCCCGGCGCTTCCTGAAGGACCAGGGCACCGGAGACGCTGCCCTGACCTCCGCAACGCTTGGCACCATCGCCGGGGTCACGCTCGTATCGAGCACCCAGATCCCTGCGGACGAAGCCTATATGTACGCTTCCAGCGGCTTCCTCGTGTTCAGCGGCGTGCCGCGCATCCCCAAGTCCGTCCCGTTCGGTGCCACGGCATCCGCCGGCGGCTGGGCCCTCCGCTGGCTCCAGGACTACGACACCGCTTACCTGACCGACCGTTCGGTCTTTGACCTGTACGCAGGCTACTCCTACGTCAAGGATCGTCTGGCTGTTTTCGACGGCTCCAGCCGCGAGATCGTCTCCGCCGAGGAATACTTCGTGCGCGGCGTCAAGCTCGCCCTGAAGTCCTCGACCTCCGCCGTGGAGAAGAAGCCCGGCGACGGGTCCACCACGACCCCCGGCGGCTCCGCCTCCAGCTTCCTGGCCAAGGCGTACAACCTCCAGCCGATCACCGGCCCGGTTGTCCAGGGTGAGCCCTTCCCGCTCGGCGGCAACTACCCGGGCGCTAAGGCGACCGCTGTTGCCAGCATCACCAAGTCCGGCTCGACCATTGGCTCCATCGCGGTCACCGCCCAGGGCTACGGCTACACCTCCACCCCGGCCGTCACGATCTCCGGCGGCGCCGGCACCGGCGCTACCGCCGTGGCCACCATCACCAACGGCCAGGTCACCGCCATCACCGTGACCGCTGCGGGCTCCGGTTACACCGGCACCCCGACGGTCGCCGTCGCAGCCCCGTAAGGATAGGCCATGCCAGCACTAGGAACAGTCGCGCAGATCGCGGCCCGCATCGGCGAGCCGATCACTGCGCCTGAAGACATCCAGCTGGCGATCGCCGTTCTCGACGAGGCGTCGGAGCAGATCCGGCACTATGCGCAGCAGCCCTTCTGGTCTGCCGAGACAGCCCCGCCGGTCGCGGTCACCATTGCGGTGGCCGCGGCTGCGCGCGGCTTTTTGAACCCCTCCGGCTTCGATATGGAGCGTGGGGATCTCATAACCTTCAACCGTAGCAAGGATTATGTCTCGGGCGCAAGCCTTACTGCTCAAGAGATCACGATTATTAAGGCCCTGGGGCGGACCGGAAACGTCCGCTCCGCCGGCCTTGCCAGCACCACGCGGCCCGTGCCGCGCTCGACGAACTGCGCCGAGGACCGGGGCTACGCGCCCATGGACTGGGGCGCCAACAAACCCTTCCCGCTGGGGTACTGGTAATGCGGCGCTCGGTCCTGCTCGACCAGGGCAGAACGACAATCCTCATCTACCCCGAGGTCCACGTCATCAACTCCCGCGGCGACCAGGTGCGCATCCCTGCCGAGATTCCGGTCGAGGTCAAGGTCACCACCTCCGCGCAGCGGCAGGGTGACGGCGAACTCGCCGGCCAGGTCTCGCTTAAGACGGTGCGCTGCATTGCCCGGGAGGCCCCCGTGGGCTCCTGGGCCCGCGTGGTGTTCCAGGGCGAGGAGTGGGACCTCATGGCCCCGCCCCGGTTCTCCCCCGGGGTGAGCCGTGCGACCCAGCACGTCGAGTTCTTCATCCGATCCCGAAACCGTCTGGACGAACCCCTTGCCTAACATCGACTGGTACCACCCAGAACGTGGCGGCCGGGGCCCCGAGTCCTCCACCGGGGCCGTGGTCAGCCACCTTCCCGGCGTCAAGCTCGCGGTGCATGAGCAGGCCAACTCCATGGCCAGCCAGGCCTGGCTGACCCTGCTGTTCCACCGGAAGACCGGCGCTGCCTCCATCTCGGTGATCGCCCCGCCGACCACTGAGACGGACTCCCATGTCGTCCTGCACGACCCCGATCCGGGCGGCGAGGGCAAGGCCGGCCCCAACAAACACAAGCGCTCGGCCCTGTCCATTGAGATGGGCTGGACGACCAAGAACGGCAAGCACGTCGAGGGCCTGCATGTCCTGCAGAACGCCATCGACCACGCTGCGGCCCGCTATGGGGGGTCGAGATGATCACCCCCAACGCCACGCCGTACTTCGGATCGGTCGACGAGCTGCTGAGGGTGGTCTTCAAGCAGTTCTTCGCCGGCCATCCGGAGGTCCACGTCTACACGACGTTCTCCGAGAACATGTTGCTCCCCTGCATCGTCGCCCGGCGTGACCGCCGATCCGGCACGCTGGCCCTGGCCACCAAGGACGACCGGTTCATGGAGTCCTGCATCGTCATGGTCTCCACCATCACCGATGGAGCCGATGGCGACGAGATGGGCGAAGAGCTTCAGGAGATGTGCCGCTATGCACTGCGCCAGGCGCAGCAGCTGCAGGTGTCCGTCCCCGGCTGCGGTCATATCGCGGTCCTCGAAGGCTCGACCCACCCGGCCAAGGTGGCCGACTGGCAGACCTCAACGTCGGTCGTCCAGTACGCGAGCTTGCCAAAAAACGCCGTCCGTTACGAGGCCATCTACCGCCTATTGGTCAGACCGCCTGACCAGCAGACCATCACAAACCGCTTCAAGCCCTAGCCGCTCGGCAGGGCTTTTTTCATGGGGCCGCGCGTCCCTTCTCTAGGAGAACATCCAAATGGCACTTGATAGCTCTGCCGTCCTGAAGGTAGGCGTAGGCCACTTTTACACGGCGCCGGTGGGCACTGCCCTCCCCTCCGACCTCCGCAACCCCGGCGGCACCTGGGTCCACATGGGCCACACGTCCGTCGCCGACATCCTTTCCGCCAGCTCCGAAGGCGGCGAGACCACGACCCTCCGGTCCCTGCAGAACGCCACCCTCCGGACCACGACTGCGGCCCGCACCGAGGCCTTCGTCATGCATTTGCTCCAGTTTGACAGCAGCTCGCTGAAGCTGTATTACGGCGCGAACGCAACAGTTGACGGTTCAAGCAACGTCTCCGTCCCGTCCAACCCGGTCGCCACCGAGGTTGCCTGGCTGGTCGTCTTCTACGACGGCCAGACCACCGCCGGGGTGTACGCCCCGAAGGCCTCGATCTTCCGCTCCGACGACCTCTCTGTCTCCGACACCGAGAACCTGGTCCAGCTGTCCGTCAAGGTCACGCCGCTCCAGAACGGCGCGAACGACTACGCCTTCCGCTGGCTGACCCCGAAGGTCATCCTCTCCACCGCCACGGCCACCGCCACCCGCACGGCCAACGCCGTCTCCGCGGTCAACGTGGTCTCCGGCGGTTCCGGCTACACCACCGTCCCGGCTGTCACCTTCTCCGGTGGCGGCGGTACCGGTGCCACCGCGACCGCAGTCGTCACCGGCGGCGTCGTGACCTCCGTGAACCTCACTGCCGGCGGCTCCGGCTACACCACCGATCCCACCGTGGCGATCGCTGCCCCGTAGCCCACAGACCCCTGCGGGGCCGGGTGCGGACCCCGGCCCTGCAGGCCCTCCTTTTAGTAC